AAAAAAGAAGAAGAAAGCCCCCTATGGCTAAGCTCGCTTGAGGCTCGCTTGCGCGAAGGGGGCTAAGAACAATGGGAAAGAAAATAGTTTTATGAACAATACGAGCAATTTATGAACACGTTCGTAATTTTTACTAGCGTGTTCGTAAATCTTGCGGCTATCGACCATCTAGTGCGCACTGGCTCTTGGGCATGCCCTGAAAGCTATACTAAGATTAAAGGGTATCCCCTGGCTCGAGCATGGAAAAAATTTGCAGCCGCTGCAAGCAAGAGTTTCCATCGGAAAATTTTTACAAAGACGCATCTCGCAAAGATGGTCTGAGTAATAAGTGTAAATCTTGCACCTATGTCAAACAACGCAAGTACAAAGAAAAGAACCCTGATGTTATCAAAGCTGAAAAAAGAAGGTATTACGAAAGGAACAAAGATAAATTTCAGAAGCGCTATCAAGAAAACAAGGAACACATTGCCCGAAAAGCAAAAGAGTCTCGTACTGGAAAAGAAGGATACATTAAGACGATGCTTTACTCAGCCAGAACCAGGGCCAAAGCAAAAGGTTGGGAGTTCGACCTGGATATAGAATTCCTAATGGAGCAATCCGGCAATTATTGCCCAGTTGACAGTCTTCCGTTTGATTGGAATAGAGAGCTGGATTTGGACGACTCACTTCCATTGACTATTCCATCTCTCGATCGCATTGATTCTTCTCGTGGTTACACAAAAGACAACGTGGTAATTATTGGAGACAAGTGGAACCGATGGAAAAATAATATGAACATTGACGATTTGGAGCTGTTGGTCAAATATGTACGCAGTGTTACAAAAAGCTAAAAAGTCATTCGTTTGGGCCATCGCTTCAAAAAGGGGATACCCCGCCCCAATCCTGGCTCAGACCCCCTGCTACTGCTCCCTGTCTGTATCCGTTGCTACCGTTTTACATTTTGCAATGATCAGGAATGCTGATAGTCGTTCTCAATAGTCGCTGTTGTTGAGAATTGGGGGAATTGACCCCTTGCCCAAGCAATAAAAAGACCCCACCTAATGGCAGGGTCTGAGATCGACCATCAACCTAAGGGTCCTAGAAGCCCATCAGACGGGCTTAAGGGCGGCCGTCATGCCGTGACCGTCCAGGCAGAACGCGTCCCGTTCTGCGGCACTGTAGGCAATGCCGTGAGGAAGCTTAAAACGCAACCCTACGATGTGGTAACCGCTAGGGTCGGCCGGCCGGTAGTCCGTCAAATCGCCATCAACCACTTTAAAACTACGGTTTGCAATGTATGCGACGGGAGGCAATGGCTGGCCTTTTTTGATTGCAAACGCTGCAGCAACGTTAACGCCAGAGGCTAACGCGCTAGCTACGATCTTATGATTGGCAATGTTATCGGCGCCATCGTAGCTAACAGTAAGGTGATAGCCTAAGCGCTTGCATTCTGCCCAGTTACGCTTAATCTTAGTGTAATCATAGAAGGTGACATTTTCGCCCGTATTGTCTCGCATGAAATTAAAAATCTCGAAAAGGTTACGCTGCCCTAGTGGTAGGATCGCCCCAAACTTAACCCGGCAAAATGTAGCGAATTCAGGCGTGATGATAAAGTCTACATTCTCCCAGGCTATGTCAGATGTGCCGTTTAGTCTGACTGCCAACGGTTCGCCATTGTGCTTATTAATTTTGTCGAGAATAGCTAGCAAAATCAACTTAGCAAACTCTCTAGGATTGGCAGAATAGGCTAAGGTGCGTCGAATGCGGGCGGCTTGCTTTGCTGTCATGTAGACAGGATTGCCGGCAAAATGTAGGCAGATGCGGCGACAATTGCCAGCGCCTGCGCAAACGTTAACGCCTGATATATCAGCGGGCGCTAGGTGCAGGATGTATGTTTGGACTTTAGACTTTTCGGTTTTGGGATTGGTGGACAGTAGAGTTTTGAAATTAATTTTATATTGTTTCTGAATGGCGTTAAGATCAGTGGGGGTTTTGGCGCGAGAGTTAATGGCTTGCATGGTTTTAGAGAGTAGAGAGAATGGCAGAAACTGAGGCTAGAGAGGCTATCAGCGGCCCCAGTGGGCAAGCTGACAATATTGGACGCTCTGACGGGACAAGCAACGCCCGTAGCGTGCTTGCGCGTCGTTATGGGTCCAAACGATGCCAACGGCCAGGGCAGCAAACAAGACAGGGAAGGGAGATAGGCGCATGATTAAAGAGTCCGCGAGATGGGCGGCCGATCTCTCAGCCGTGGACGGACTGTAAAACCGCCAGAGCGTCAACGCTAGGTCAGTGTGGACGGTTAAAAAGGTGGCCACTATGCCGCGCCGTTGTGTTGACGCTATGGGCGCCCATAAGGTACGGGTTCACGCTTAAACGTCCCATGCTGCGCAAATCGCCCCGCCTCCCATGGTTCCACTGCGCAACGTTGCGGATTGTTGCAGGAATCACGGTTCAGCCGCTGCCTATAGTAGGGACCTTCAAAACATGGTCCAGGCAGGCAGGTCACCGTCGTGAGCTATGGGCAGCCATGCCCATAGGACAGAACCGTCGCATCATCCTATGGTTCTGGCGACATAGGACCACGGATCAGCACGCCATCGTATGGTCACGCTAGGAGCATAGACGCATAGACGCATAGACGCATAAGATTCTACGGTTTGCCGATCGACAATAGGGGGATCAGTGGCTCTTTATGCTTGTATGCGCATAGGCGCATAATAGTAGGCTTGTACCACTATGCTTGTATGCGCATATGCCGATAGCGGCATAATAGTACACTTGTACTACTATGTCTGTATGTGCATAGCAGCATATGGGCTCTATGCGGCCAGGAGCATAGAGGCATGGGAAGTGGGGGTGGGGAGGGTTTTCCCTATTACCGCATTCTCGTTAGTCCCAAATTTTTTTTAGGCCCATGCATTACCGCCTTTCAGCAAGTCCCATTACCGCCTTCTAGCAAGTCCCCAACCTTTACCACTTAAGCCCCGCTTGAGCCGCCGCAATGGCGGCTTCTTCGTCTCTATACGGCCCTCCCACCTCTTCTCCATCGTCTTCATACCAATACCAGCCTTCTACGAGCTCAGTGCCCCTGCAGCAGGCTTCCGAGAAATAATCAACGAGGATCATGAGAATTCTCCAATAATGTAATCAAAAGGGCCGTCGCCACCATGTCCAATGCAATGGCCAGGATATAAGGCATGCCTGGCAAGTCCAAATGGGCCAATGGTGGCATGATTATCTTTCAACCATTGCTTGTCGAAAAGCTTTTCTGGCTGTCCTTTCCTGTCCCAAACAATGGAAAAGAAAAGAGCAGGATCAATGGCATCTCCATACTCGTTTCTAATTTCATAATCTTTTTCTTCCACCCTGTAATGAATATGGCTCCATATATCGCCCCAATTGTGTAAATCTTTTTCGGGGTACACGTGCAAGCCAAAGCACCATCCTGCCGAGCTTTTGCCAAGGTGCAAGGGCTCTTCCGGCTCTTTGCCGCAATGCTCGCAAACAGGAGCATGCAAGAAATAGTTAGTGCCCATTATTTAACTTCCTCCACAAGCTTATTCCACATCCATTGCTCCTTCGTATCAGGGCGCATCAGCTCGTAGCCTTCGTGGTCGACAATGCTATCACCAGCGCTGTCTACATGCCCTTCTGTGGAAAGCCTCCAGAGGCCCTTGCAAGAGCCTTCTGCATCAAAGATGGCAATGGTATCTTCCCGGTCTTCCATAGCCAGTCTGGTGTGGAACAGAAGCTCTTTAAGGCTCGTTGCTTGGTAGCAGCCCTTCGTTGCAGAGAAGTAGGGGCCATTGTCTTGAAAGGTGCGGACGGTCGCTCTTGCCTTAGGGCGCATAGTGGTTTTCATGGTTCAGAAAGGTTCGTAAAGGGGCTCGTCGTCTTCTTCGTCGCTTGGCAGTTCCTTGATGATGAACGAGGTGCCAGCGGCTTCGTAGATGGTCTTTAACTGATCACGCTCTTCAATGGTGAGAGCATAATCTTCATAGCCATCTTCAGAAGCAAAATAAAACACTGAACGAATCATTGGTCTTCTCCGATAATGCAAAAATCAGGATCGTTTGTTTTCTTTATCCATCGACATTGATTAAACTGCGGCAGCACGATGAAAAGCTTGTCGTGATGATTTTGTTCGACAATGGCAGTGGTGATGGTGGTACCAATGCGGCTACGGCCTCTGTTGCTGATAGCCAGGATGTTGATTGCGTCTTGCATGGTTCGGAGGGAGGTTGCGGAGGAAAGGGGGGCCGCTTAAGCGGCCTGCAGATCTTCCTTGTTCCATCGAACCACCTTGGCAACAATGTCATGGCTCAAGGGCTCCCACAAAGGCGTGGGCAGGCTTCCATTGTGGCTCATGCAGATGCGGCCATCTTCGCGCTTGTGCAGGGCTGCTTTGGCAGGCAGAGCCAAGGCGGCACCAGGCTTAGCTTCATTGATGAAACGAGCCACGAGAGAGATGAGCTGATCTTGTGAAACCCTGATGAGCAGATTGCCGGAGGGAAGGAGAAGGGTCATGGCAGGAAGGTGAGTAGTGAGCCTCTCGGCCCGTTGAAAGAACAATAGAGCAGGAGAGGCCCCTGAAAAGGGGCCTGTAACAATGCTTAACAAAAGCCCGTGCGACCGCTGGCGTAGAACCACCACTCTTGCTTGCCAGGGTCGGCATCCCGCCTTAGGGCTTTCCATTGCTCAGGCAGATCCTGTGTCTCAATGCGAGTGCCAGCAGGCACCTGCACAGGGCCGCTGAGAGTGGAGACAGTCCATTGATCCATCACCGGACCATTGATATACCAAGTACGGCTCACGTGGAGCAGGCCGACCATTTCCAGCTTGCGAGGGTTGGCGGCTCCAATGCGCTCTTGAGAAGGGAAGGGCCGGTGCCAGTCGGGGAGCGTAACGGTCAGGCGGATGGTCTCGAGGCCCTCGAAGGCAGTGTAGGCATCTGCAGTGGTGAGCTGCTCGACTGCGTGGTTGATGCGGGTCATGATCTTGAGAGTGGTGGAAGCTCGCGCCCCCGAACAAAGAAACAATAGAGCAAAAAGGGGCTGTTGCCAGCCCCTGAACCATCACTGTTGCTTATCGTCACAATCAGCGCCGCTGATCACAAATGCCAGCGAGCATTTCACCCACGTAGGCATGAGCAGCACGAAGCTGGTCAAAGGCGTCGTCGCGCTCAGCACGAGCTTGGTAGTAGGCGCCAGGGGCCTGCGGATAAAAATCCCTTCCGTTAAGTTCCGCCTTCGCCAGAGCGTCAATCGCCTTGTCGATGGCGTCGTACGCAGCAGCGTAACCATCGCGCAGGTCGGTGAAGCCGGTGCCGTTGAGATGGACAGTAGGAATGGTTGCCATGGGGGAAAGAAAGGGCGTCGCCGCCGAACAAAGGAACAATACAGGCAAGAGGGGCCGAAGCCCCTGCTTGTTACAAAGCTTCACAAACGGCGTCGATCAGCTTCTTCTGCGCCACTCGCTTGCCATTGACTTTCCAAAGCGTGGTGCTGCTCCAGCGACCACGGCCCATGCACCGAGGCACAATCCAGCAGCTTATTTCCTTCCCATTGAACTCTCCAGAGGCAAAGCCTCCGCCGCTGCTTCCATTTTTGCAGCTTTGAGAGAATGCTTGGTCGTAAAGCTTGCCAGTGAAAACAGTGGCGTCAGAAACAATGAATAGAGCGTCCATGATGATTAAGATCAAAGAGTGTAAGGGGTGGCTTCGTGCTCGTTAGCACGCTCTTGCAATTGGCGTAATTTTTCGTCGTAAAAAAGCAAAGACTGGTCGCGCATGTTTCCATTGGCCATTGAGTCAATATCCTTTTTGATCTCTTTTAGGCTTGTGCATGCAGCTTCATAACGCAATTGCTTTTCAACATCTTCTCCAAGCGCATCAACAATGAAATCTTGATGCATTTGCTGCGCCATTTGCATGTATTTATGTTTGATTTGTCCGTACTGATAAGAGTACTTTTTCATGACTAGCGGTTGATAGCGTTGTTGAAGAATTGTTCAGCTTCCCACTTGTGATCGAACAGACCGTAGGAAGTGGTGTGCGTAGTCAGCTCAGTCAGGCGCTCCCAGCCATAGGCTTCCCATTTGACAGTGCCATCAGCGCAATGAAACTTCCTGATGCCATAGCCAGAGTGCTGGGCTTGCCGGTCGGCTTCCAGGCGAGCTTCGTAAGAGGGATAATGCTTCATGATCCTGAGGAATGGTGGACCTCGCGGCCCGTTGCAAGTAATGTACAGGCAGGAGGGGCCTGGTCAGCCCCTCCGCAACAATTGTTTACAAACGCCCTGGGCTCTGTGTGCCCTGCACCACCATGAAGGTCTTGGTGGCAAACACGGCCTGCAGACTTCGGGCTTGGCGCTCGAGGGCATTACGATCGGCGCCGGAATCAAGAATGTTCCAACGGCCGTCAGTCAAGGCCCACAGGCTCCAGCAGTTGTCGCGCTCAAGAACTGCCATGGTCAGAACACCAGCTCTTTGCCATTGCTTTTGATGCTCACCACACGCTCGCAATCAAACGAGCGCCAAGCGCCTTGGCCTTTGTTGCGGGCAATGGTGAAGTCGCGGCAGCGAACGATGCCGGGCTTCTTGAGGGCATGGCCAGTACCCTTGATTTCGCAGGAGTCGAGAGGATTGAACTGCAGTTTGCGCAGGGTGCCATCAGCCTTAACGAACTGCACGGAGACGATTGCTGCGCCTGCATCGCGGATAAAAGCTTTAACGGAAGCGGTTTTGTCCATGGGAGGGAAGATGAATGGTGAGGCTCGCGCCCCGTTGAAACCATGATTGCCCATCGAGAGCCTTTTGGGAAGCCCTTTGCCTATTAGCGTTGCTTATGGTTGTGCGTTGGGCATGTAGTTACTAGCGCAGAATTTTTGTGGGTGGAGCTGCTTGCATTCGTGATAGGCTCGCGGATTGTCGGGCGGCAGCGGCTGCGTCACATAGGACCAGGCCAGTGTCGTGAGCATGCTCGAGAGCGCTGCAAGGGCTAGAAAGTTCTGCATGGTGGAAGGACGATGGAAAAGGAATAATAATGGAAGAGCCGGACCCTGAGCCCGGCTCGTTGCCTTTCTTTCCAAGACTGGCTAGTCCTCAAAGACCAGTGCCGACAGCTCGTCGAGGAGCTGCAGGCACCATTCCTTGCCTTTCTTGGCCAGCAGCTTCTGAGCCGTTGGCAGCGGCTCTTTGAGCTGGAGCGATGGGAAGGGGGTGATGATGCCTGCTTCTATTGCTGCTGCACGAGCGCTTTTAAAGCGCTTGTTTTTGCCAATGTCTGGCATTAAGTCGGGTCTGTCCCTGGCGATACGACGAAGGAGATAGTCGGCACTATCCCCCCTGACCAGGGTTACATTATTACCCTGGTCCCGTAGGCCGATCTTGGAGATTCGATCACCCCCGTTCTTGGCTAGGGGTTTATCGGCAGCAGCTTGCGCCGCCGCCACTAAATCATCGGCCTTGGTCACTTTACCGGAAGTGACCCTGACGCCTTGGATCAGCCAGTTTACCCACTCAGGAGGCTGCTGGAGGTATTTCCAGCAAAGACCTTCCCAGTCGGCAAACACTTCGGGATGGTATTCGCGCCACCCTTCTAGTTCCGAGATAGCGCTTCTGGCATCCATGCTGCCACCCTTTAAGCGTGGAGCAATGCTTTGCACGAACATTTTCCGTGCCATTTCTGGCGGCTGATTTGCGCAATGATCAGCGGGGAGATCAGGGCGTTTCATCAGGCAATGCACAGGGTTGGGAATGATTTGGCAAAGTCTTCATGGGGAGACTCCTTAAGCTTTGTATTGATTTCGCGGATGTAATTTTGCCGCTCAATCAATTCGCTTTCCCCCATTGAATCCGTGCCAGAACCAAACTTCTTTTTAAGCAATACATTGATTGCTTTGTTGGTATCAGGCAGTCTTGATTTATTAAAGTTGCCCAGTGACAATGCGCGAACAATGTTGCCGGCTAACGTTTTAACTGCTTCAGCATTTGCACGCCGAGCCTGTTCCAGTCGATCAGTGCTACCAGATGTGCTTTGGACAATTTGCTCTGCTTGATTCCAATTAAGCTGCACCAGCGCCTCTTTCATTAGCTCCAGTGTCATTAAATCAGCCTGCTCCTGGTTGCCTTGGCTGGCGACAAGAGACTTAACGGCGACAAGCATAGGCTCGGCGTCTTGTTTCTGCATCATTCCATCGACAATCCTTACGGCCTGGAGCCTTACATCGCCAAACATTACAGGAGGAATGTCGTAGATAGGAGAAGTGCTTGGACCATCAGTCGGCCCATCTTTGATAAATTGACGCGGCTGTAGCGCTTCTTGATCAAGAAAATAAGCTTTGGCTGGATGATCTTCACTAAGGAAAACATTGCAAATATCTGTTTCCCATTCCATGTCATAATTGCGACGCAGGCCCCGCCCAAGTTGCTGAAGAATCATCACGCTTGGTTTTACGTCATTAAGAAATAACATGACGCTGCATTGTACGCAATTAAAACCTTCTGATGCTTTATTGACGTTAATCATTACATCCAACTCACCATCAATGAAATCTTTGAGCACTCGCTCGTTAAGCTCATCTGGACGCTTTTCTCCAATCCAATCTGCAGCAAGATCGTTGTATTTAATAAAGTAATTTTGCAAATGTTCGGCATGTTTCTGGTCGCGAGCAAAAACCAACAAACGGTGATGCTTCGTTGACAGCAAGTGATTGCGATCTAGCTTTTGCCTTTTATCTCTCAAGCAATCAACAGCATTTTGCACCAGTGGACTGATGTATTTATCTTTGTAAGCAAGAAAATCACGAGCTTCTGCTTTCGCTTTATGGGCAGGCACTCCCGCTGCCTTGCGCTTTTCAATGTATTCACCTTGGAGTTCGCTCAGCTCTTTGGTCGTTACATCATAAAACTCTCCTTCAAGCTCAACGGTGACAGAATAATCATGTACATGGGCGCGAAATGGCCTGATTGCTTTTTCTTTGATGGCTTGTGTGCTAGAGACTACGATGGTTTCGTCAGGATTTGCCATCGCTACTGGCATTCCATCAGTGCGCTGCTCTGCTGCGGTAAGGCCAAGAACCAACTCGGGACCAGCCTCAAGCAGGCTACCTACCACGGTACCCCAAGTCGTCTCCTCTCCATAGCGATGCAACTCGTCAAGTGCCACCATCCAGCGGCGACCAGATTCTTTAAGCAGTCGTTTAGCCAAGTCAAGATTGTTGGGCGACATCAGTGCTTGGCAAGTGACGACAATCACTTCGCACTTATTCTGCACCACGTCACGAGCAACGATCTTCAACAGATTGGAGCTGATACGATAGGCAACAATTTCATCTCCCCATTTGCGGCGGAAATCACCTTCAATACCGTTCAAGTAGCTTGAAAGCTGCTCCTTTGAAGGAACGATGATCATGAGCGCGTCAACGCGCCCTTGAAGCTTTGCAAGCTTATAAGAAAGCTCAATGGCATCAGTCTTGCCGTATCCCGTGGGGAAAACGGCCTTGATAGTTTGAATGGTGGGATCAGCGGCAAGTTTTTTGACAAGCGCAAGCTGGCCCTCGCGAGGGCTGTAGGGTTGATGCTGGGGCAGCACTTTAGCAATCAGTGTTTGCTGTGCTTTGCTCGATGGCAGGCTGGGCATAGTAGCTCCAAATTCCGAAGGGATGTAGCGCCGCCTTCTGAATAGTGCCGCTGATGATGAGCCTCAAACTTGTCTTGCAATGGCTGTGTACAAGAAGCACATAGACCACGCTGCTGCAGCATTAAAACGCTGCATTGCCATTGACTGGCTAAACGAGCTTTCGGATTGAACATCAACTCTTCCCTTGATAGGGCGCACCATTGAAGGCGACTTGTAAATACTAACAACAAAAAAGGGCACCGAAGTGCCCCGAGATCCAACTTCCACGTCAACGATCATACGCGACTGATGCAAACCTTGGCAACACCCTGCCCCAAGCTGGCAATTTGCCGGAATGCGCTTTCTGAAAGGTCGATGATCCGACCGGGAACGTGAGGCCCGTCATCGTTAATTTTGATCGTCACAGAGCGACCCGTGGCTTGATTGACCACTCGCACGCGGCTTCCGAATGGCAAGCTCTTGTGGGCGGCAGTAAGGGCACGAGAGTTAAAGCGTTCGCCACTGGCAGTGAGATTGCCGTGAAAGCCCGGGCCGTACCAACTGGCCAAGCCGCACGACGATTTTGCCTCCGCTGCAACAGGCACCAGAGCGCCCAAAACAACGGAAGCTGAAAGAAGAAAACGAAAAAGCATCAGAAAAGGAAAAAGAAGAAGTGAGACTACGGAGGGTCGCCCCTGCCAAGGTTTACCGTATCACAATTGTGAGGCTTGCTGCCGTGGCTGGTAGTGGTGCTATGATTTGCAAGCTTGAGTTGGTCCTGGCCGAAA